GCCTTCCTGCGCATCACCTATGCCGGTGGGCGGGGTCGCCGCCGGCTGATCGAATCCCTGCTGTGCGGCCTAATCACCCTGGCGGCCGCCACCGGCACCCAGTTGCTCGGGATCCCACAGGAAGCCACCCCGTTGCTAGGCGGCATGGTGGGACTGCTCGGGATCGACATCATCCGCGAGCGGGCCAAGACCGTGTTCAACAAGAAGGGAGACAACAATGCCGCGCAGTAACTGCCACCCACAAGTGGCCGCCTTTCTCGACCTACTCGCCTATGCCGAAGGCACCAAGGGCTTGGGGGATGACGGTTACAACAAGCTGGTCAATCCGGCGGGGTTCTTCACCGACTACCGCACCCACCCGAACGTGCTGGTACAGGTCAACAAGACCCTGAGCAGCACCGCCGCCGGCCGCTATCAGCACCTGTCCAAGCACTGGCCGCATTACCGCGACCAGCTCGGCCTGCCGGACTTCGGTCCCGCGTCGCAAGACGCCTGGGCCATCCAGCTGATCCGCGAGCGCAAGGCGCTGGACGATGTGATCAAGGGGCGCATCCCCCAGGCGGTGGCCAAGTGCGCCAACATCTGGGCCAGCCTGCCCGGTGCCGGCTACGGCCAGCGCGAGCACAAGCTGGCTGACCTGCTGACCAAGTTCACCGAGTTCGGCGGGGTACTTGCATGAGCACGCTCATCCGATTCCTGCCGGCCATCATCGGGTTGGTACTGGGCACCCTGTTGTTTACCCAAGGCGAACGGCTCACGCAGCGCACCAAGGAACTGGCCAGCGCCAATGACACCATCAACATCCTGCAGGCTGCCAACACCCAGCAAGCGACCGCCTTCCAGGAACTGCTGATACAGGCAAAGGGGTTACGTCTGCTGCTCGCCAATCAGAACGACGCACTGACAGAGCTCGACAAACAGAACAGGAAGACCGCCGATGAACTGCAAGAAGCCTTGGCCACGCCGCCGGTCGGCCGTCCGGACTGTGCTCGCGAGCCTCTGCCTGCTGGCGCTTTGCGCCTGCTCCAGCCAGCCCACCACGGTGGTGCAAACCAAGGTAGTGAAGCGACTGCCGCCGCCCGGGCTGGTGCCCCACTGCCCGGAGCCTGACTTTACGGGGAGCACCTACGGCGAGGCCGTGCGGTTTATCCCCACCCTGCAGACGGCGCTGCGCCGCTGCCAAACCCAACTCAACACCCTGAACCAGTGGATTGAACAAGAGGAAACCACCCCATGAGCAAGCAAACCATCACCCTGACTATCGCAGGCACTGACATCCGCTTTGTGCCCACCATGGTGGCCTACAACAGCTACATCAACGGGCTGTCGATGACCGACAAAGTGGCGCCGTCCCATCAGTACCTCAAGCGCATCGTCGATGCTGATAGCAAAGAGGCGCTGGATGGCCTGCTGGCCCGCCCGGGTGCGGCCCTGCAGATCGCCGCCAAGGTCAACGAGCAGTACGCCCCTGACTTGGATATCGAAGTAAAAAACTAACTGCGCGTGCCGAGGCCATCGAGCACAACCAACTGGAGCAGGTACTGGCGCTGCGGCGCCACTACCTGCCCCATGAGGATGACGAGCTCGACACCCTGGCTCGCGCCATCTGGTTAGACAAGTACCACACCCAACGCCTCGCCCACGCCGTCGCAGAGGGGATCGCCACCGCTTTCAATGGATAAATCATGGCCTCAGCGACCGAACAACTGATCATGAGAATTGCCCTGGTCGATGCCATCACTCGGCCGTTGCAGGGCATCAACAACCAGCTGAAAACGGTGAAAAACACCGCGCAGAGTGGCTTTGCCAGTATTGCAGGCGGGGGGGCCGCCATGCTGGCAGGCGGCATGGCTATCCAGAATGCGCTGATGCCCGCCATCGAGATGGACCGCGCCTTGGGCGAAGTGGCCTCGCTTGATGTAGCACAATCCGGACTCAAGGCCCTCAGTGACGAAGCGCTCAAGTTCAGCGTGGAATACGGCAAATCCGCCACCGAGTTTGTGCGGGCGTCTTACGACATTCAGTCCGCCATCGGCGGCTTGTCTGAAAGCGAATTGCCCGCCTTTACCCGAGCCTCCGCCGTGCTGGCCGCAGCCACCAAAGCCGATACAGGTACCATCACCAGTTACATGGGCACCATGTACGGCATTTTTGAACAGCAAGCAGTGGCCATGGGCAAGGCCGACTGGGTCGAGGCGGTCGCAGGCAAAACCGCTACTGCGGTTCAGATGTTTAAGACCACCGGCCAGGGAATGGCGGATGCCTTCCAGGGCGTGCAGTCCACTGCCACCTCGCTAGGGGTGTCGATGGATGAACAATTTGCCGTATTGGGTATGTTGCAATCCACCATGGGTGGTGCCGTGGCGGGTACGGCGTACAAGTCATTCTTGTCCGCTATTCCCAAAGCAGGGAAAGGGTTGGGTTTGAGCTTTTACGATGCCTCTGGGGCCATGTTGCCGATGGTGGATATCCTGGAGCAGATCAAAGGGAAATTTGGCGATCTGGAGGGGGAAGACATCGGCAAGATCAGCGCAGCCTTCGGTGAAACAGCAACCCCGGTCATTTTGAACCTGCTGGAAAAAACTGACCAGCTCAAGGGCAATATCAACGCATTGGGCAGCACCACCGGTATGGGCAAGGCGGAGAAAATGGCCGCAGACATGACAGACCAGTGGCAGCGGGTCGAATCGGCTTGGTTCGCGATCCGGGCCGCCGCCTTTGGTGCCGTGCTGCCAACCATCAATAAGGTAGTGGGTGTATTCGCCGATGGTGGTGCTCTCGTGTTGCGCTGGACTAGGTTGTTTCCTCATCTGACCAAGGTCATCAGCTACACCATGCTGGCGATTGCGGGCCTTGGTGTGGTCACTGGAGCCTGGATGGTACTGGCCGGGATTGCCAAGCTGGTGACGCTGGCGTGGGCACTGACGCTGGGCAGATTGAAGATTGCCTCATTACTAGCCCGAATGGGCACCATTCTGAGCACCGCCGCCATGGTCGTCTGGGTCATTGTGTGTGTGCTGGCCAAGATCACCGCGTTTGCCTTTACTGCGGCACTTTGGGCCGTCAGTGCCGTGCTGTGGGTGGTCAAGCTGGCGCTGGGGATCGGGGCCTGGCTGGCATGGGCCGCCGTGGTGCTGTTGAGCAAAATGACCATTTTTGCCTTCAACGCGGCGCTCGTGGTCCTCAGGGGAACGCTGACTCTGCTTCGTGGTGTCATGCTGGCAGTCAATGCCGTGATGCTGGCCAACCCTGTCATCTTGATTGTGATGGGGATCATCGCGTTGATCGCTGCCATCGTCCTTGGCATCTACTACTGGGACGAGATCAAAGCGGCCATGGCCGACATGGGAGTGTTCGAACTGATGACAGCGGCCATTGATGGCCTCAAAGCCGGCTGGGCCAGCTTTATGGACTTCATGAGTAATCTGAGCCCATTTCAGCTACTGGGCAATGCGGTGGATTGGCTGATCGACAAGCTCAACATGATCCCCGGCGTCAATATCGAGATGGGATCTACGCCTGCTTTGGCCCTACCAAACGCCGGGGGTATCAACGCGCCGCTGAGCAGCTATCGTCAGCAGAACCAGAGCAAGGTACCCGCTGGCGGTCTGGGTCAACAATTGATCCAGGCCAATGCCGTCGCGACCAGCGCCAACCAAAAACCATCGAGGAGCCTCACCACCGGCGATGTGTATATGAATGTGCAAAACCCGCTATCACCAGGCGAACTAGAGCAAGAGCTATGGATGACAACCCGCGGATGAGCGAACCAAAGTACATCGACATTTTGGTGGTTAACGGAGCCTGGCAACTCGATGCCGGTGGCCAGCCCCGTTACACCCAGGACCGCCACAGCATCGGCCAGGACATCAAGCACCGGATCATGGAGTCGGGGCTGGCCCGCAAGCTCATCGGCGAGCGCAGCCCTACCTTGCGCGCCGATGTGATGACCGAGATTGAGCTGCTGGTCGAGAACGACGAGCGACTGGTACCCGGCACCATCGTGATCCGCGAAGAGGCCCCCGAGCGGGTGCTGGTCACCGCCCGCACCTATGAATTCGGCGATTTGGAGGTAACCCTGTGAACCTGCGCCCGAACGTGGACTTTATGGCCCTGCTGGCAGAGACCGGCATCCCGACCACCGAGCAGGCCATGGAGGCCGAGCTTAAAAAAGAGGTCGAGGCCGCCGGCTCCCTTATCACCAATGACTCTGATGTGAGCCCCTTCTGGCGACTGGTGCGCGGCGTGGTGATCACCCCGGCGCTCTGGCTTGTCCGCACCCTCTTGGCTGGTCATGTGCTGCCCAACACCTTTGCCGCCACTGCCGAAGATACTTATCTCGACCTCAAAGCGTGGGATGTGGATCTCACCCGCAAAGGCGACCAGAAGACCCGAGGGGTGATCAACTTCGTCAAGGTGAACCCGAGCGAAGCCACCGCCATCCCGGCCGATATCTGGATCAGCACCGAGCGCATCAACGGCACCATCTACCGGATGAAGCCGGTACAGGCAATGGTCAGCCCTGCCGGTGAAGCGGTGGCCCGCGTGGTGTGCGAGGCCGAGTTCGCCGGCGCTGCCTGGAATCTGGCCCCGGGCTATTACAACCTGCTGAGTGAACCGGTGACCGGCATCCTCTCGGCTCGCAACGATGACAAGGAGTGGATCACCACCCCGGGCGCCGATGCCGAGAGCAACGATGCGCTGGGCCTGCGCATCAAGAACCAGTTCTCGGCAGTGGGGCGCTATCACATCGATGCCGTCTATCGCTCGATGCTGGCCAGCGTCGCGGGTATTCGCGCTGATCATATCTTCTTCGAGCACTATGCCCCGCGCGGGCCAGGTACCGCCAATGCCTACATCCTGCTGGAAGTAGGGACCACACCGGCCAGCCTCATCAGCAAGCTTAACGACTACGTGACCAACCAGGGCAACCACGGCCATGGCGATGATCTGCAGGTGATGGCGATGCCGGAAACCGAGCACTCCCTGCACCTTGAACTGTGGCCCGTCGATAATCTTAGCGAGCCCCAGCGGGCCGCCCTGGTCGCGGGGGTCAGGCTGCTGGTCAATGCGGCGTTCCGGCTGTCGGCTGACTATCCGACCGTGACCCGCACATGGCCGCAGTCCCGTTTCTCCTTAAGCCAGCTGGGCCGCGAGCTGCATCAGGCATTCCCCGAGATCAGGAGCCTGCACTTCACCGAGCTGGATATCCTCTCGGGGCTCGCCATCCCGCGCCTCTCGGGGCTGGAGGTGACGCTCCATGAATAAAACCACCGGCATCGACCATCTGAGCGCCGCGCCCCAGCTGCCGGAAAGCACCGCCCCGTGGTGGGAAGATGGCAAGAGCATCGCGGACGGGGTGCAGGAGCCCGCCTTTTTGGCCCGGGGCATCATGGCCCTGTGGCGCCGCCTGCGCGGCTGGCTGGTGCAGCCGCTGGCGCAACAAGACCCGCTGACCTGCTCCGAGTCCCTGCTGGCACTGCTCGCCTGGGAGCGGGATATCACGCGCTTCAAGGGTGAGCCGCTCGACCTGTTTCGCAAACGGGTGAAGTTCGCCTTCATCAACGCCAGAGATGCGGGCGGTACCGCAGGCTTTGTCGATATCTTTGGCCGGTTCGATATCCCCCTGCGCGCCCAGATGGAGCGCATCAACGGCATGGATTGGGACATCATCCTGTTGTTGCTCGATGAGCACAGCGACCAACTGACGGAGCGGCTGGCCCACGAGCTGGTGAAGCAGTACCGCCGCACCTGTCGCCGCTATGACGTGGGCGTGACCGCGTTCACCGACCAGCAGCAGTTGGGCTGCGCCGAGTTTTCGGCCAGCTATCAAACCATCACCGCATCAACGGATGTCGAGCTGGCCGGTTCGGTCTGGGGGCATTGCGTGAGAGCTGCCCAGCCGATCTCTGCCAGCTATGTAACTACGGAGGCTAAATGGCCGAAATCCTGAATCGGGGGATGATGCTCATCACCCAGAATCTCGCCCTGAACGTGGCCACCCACATCGACAAGATGGTGCTGGCCTACAAGCCGGGGTTGAACTACACCGACCCGGTGAATCCGGATGAACCGGATCCCGCACCGGGAGAAATCAAATATCGGGGACCGGTCACCAGGGCCTCCGCGATCTCGCCGGACAAGGTGGTCTATTCCCTGCTGCTGGAACCGACCGTGGGGCCGTTTACTTTCAACTGGATGGGACTGGAAGCCCGCGATGGCACCCTGGTCGCGGTCTCCTATTTGCCTGATACGGTCAAGGTGGCCAAGGATGCCAACCAGCCAGGGGATACCCTGATCCGCAACTTCATTCTGGCCTTCGCCCGCGCCAGCGCCGCGCTGGATGTGACCATCACGCCGGAGACATGGCAGTTTGATTTCACTGACTACATCAACACCGCGATCAGCGATGGGCTGCGCACCGGGTTCAGTGCATCGGCGATCACTGCCGACAGTTCGCTGCCCGCCAACGGGAAATACCCGTCACACCTGAGATTTATGAAACCGGCCGCTGTGACCCTGGATGAAACATGGCCGGACGGTAGCCGCCTCGGCGTGATTGTCGATCACGGCGTGGATATGGCGGCAGGGGATTGCATCATCCGGCTATCGACAGGCTCCATCAGCACGCCACAGGGAGCTGATCAGCTAGTTCGGATTATCGAACCGGGTCGCGAATTTGTATTTGAAAAAATCAACGGAACATGGAGGGTCAGCTAATGATCGATTTAGGCGCAGCGGCCAGCAGTCAGGTCGGTGAGATGATGTTTCTACCGAGCTCTAGGCCGTTGCTAAAAAACGTAGGCCTGGAGTTTTTACGCAGCGGGGTGATCATGCCGGCAGTAGACTACAGTGATTTCCCAGCATGGCTGCAGGGGAAGACAATCAAGAGTTGGCAAGCACATCCGCCAACAGCAATATTCAATAGCTGGAGAGGCATTGCATTCGGCAACGGAACATTTGTTGCTGTAGGGGTTGTTAACTTTAATAGCTTCGCCGACATATCCAGCGATGGTATTGCGTGGACACGTCGCCCCATGAATGTCACTGGAGGGGTGACATCTATCGCATTCGGTAACGGAACATTTGTTGCATTGACAAGCACAAATGATGTGGCCACGTCTACCGATGGTGGAGTTACATGGTCCCGCCGCCTAATCGTTGAGAGTGCTAACTGGAGTGCAATCGCCTACGGCAACGGAAAATTTGTTGCCGTTGGTGTGGGGGCTGGCAGCGTCGCTGTGTTAGCAACATCACCTGACGGAATCACATGGACGAAACAAGTTGTCCCAGTCAGCGACTGGGCCACGGCTGCCACAAATCTGACCGTAGTTTTTTGCGGTGATCGTTTTTTTGTGCACGGACGTGGCTCGCCAATATCTGTCTCGTCATCACCCGATGGAGTCACATGGACAAAACTAACGCTACCTTTGACACCAGCCTCCATCTCCTATGGAAATGGCGTTTATGTGGCCGAAACCTCCGCGGTATCAGCTGTATCAGAGGATGGTTACGCATGGGTCAAACGTAGCGCCCCAGCACTGTCGGCTGGTCAACTAATTTTCGGCGCTGGTGTTTTTGTGGTGATTTCAGGAGATAAGGTTCACACATCAACAGATGGCATTAATTGGGTCTCTCTCACCACGCAGCATTCATATAGCTCCATCGCATTCGGCAACGGAACATTTGTTGCGCTGTCAGTCAGCACAAATAAAAATTTTAGTGCTACGACATCTGTGATGGATTTTATTGGTACGGATCAATTCACACCCAATTTATATCTGAGGATAAAATAATGGCCGACTCCGACTACGTGATTATCGATGGCCCCGGTTCCCAGAACGCAGCTCCACACTCTATCTCTCTGCGCTCAACGCTCTCTCTGGAACAGCGAGTAAAGCTGGAGGCGCTGGCCGAAACCAGCGCCTTGGCGCGTGTCATCATCGCCGATCTGGACAGCCCTGTAACGCCAGCGCGTCTGGCGGCGCTGGCTGAACTGGGGGTGTTCGAGTCAATGGAAACTACTCACTGATGTGGACTCCATCCACTATGAAGTATCCGCCATCGCTAACCGCTATCAATCAGCGGTGCGCGAGTGTGCTGGGTCAGATTTCAGGCAACCAGTCAGCCGCGGTAAACCGCCTGCAAGGACTGGCGGGGCGGGCTCAATACCGGCCCCACCCGCTCAGCGAGGCCGCCGCCGCGCTGGCAGGGTTACGGGGTGAGCTGGACCGCCTACTTGTTATCGGACGCTGCTTGACCGTGACCCCCTATCAGCATGGGGTGGGCCAGCACCAGGGCAACCAGTACAGCCTGGCCGCCCCCAATGCGGTGGCGACCCTTGCCGCCAAGCTGCAAGACGGGGCCGATCCCCTGCTACCAACTGGCCAGCTGCACGCCATCGCCTGGCTGGTCACCGGCAACAGCGAAACAGCGCTGGCCGATGCGTTGGCGCCGCTTTGCGCCATCCTGCCCCTGCCGGAGTGGTGCGCCACTCTGCGCCGCCTCACCGCCCACAACGACACCATGAGCCAGCCCACCGCCGCCAAGGTGCCACGCTGGAAAGCAGACGAACCGCTGAGTTGGGATCCGCTGCGCCCTGCCAGCATGGCACTGGGGGCCGAGCTGGCCCAGCTGGAGAGTCTGGCGCAAGACGGTACCACCCCGATCGCCAAGCTGGCTTCACTGGCGGCCCGGCGCGAGGAACGGCTGGCGGCGATGGAGAAAGCACTCAACCAACTGGCCTCCATCAGCGGCCAGTTGTGGCACTGGCAGGGGCAAGGCGATGCAGCAAGCATCGCCGCCCAACTGGGCCAGAGCAGCCCGCCAGATCATAGCCATAGCATGACGGTCGGCGCGCTGCTGATCTCCCCCTCCCCGCTCACCTTCTGGCAGGAGTTAACCCGATGAGCAGAACAGCCATGCTCACCCTGGACGGTGAGCCGATTGTGATGAAGTCGATGCGGATCTCTGTATCGATGCAGTTTCAGGACAAGGACAGCAGCGGCCAAACCAGCTCGACCAGCAGCTCGGAGCAGGGCGAGAAGGCCAAGGAGCTCGATATCTCGGGCCTTGTCCCCTTCAAGGATGAACAGACCCTGAGCCGGCTGTTTGAGCTGGCCGATGCCAAGGGCGATGGCGGCAAGCGCCATATCTACCGGGTCGGGTCGCTCTTGGCCAAGTCGGTGAAGGTGCGCCAGGCCAAGTTCGCCGGCCGTATCACCGCCAGCGAGCAGGAGGGGCTGCTGGCGTGGCAAGTGCAGTTCACCCTGCGCGAACACAACTCGGTACCGGAGAAGCGGGAGCAGCGGATGCCAAAAGCACCGGCCACCGTGGGCCAGGGCACAGCGAACGCCAAACCGGCCAAGCCGTCAGAAGGGGCGCCCGCTTCCGAGCAGGAGCAGCTGGCCGGCTGGGAGCGTGCGGCCAAGGAGTGGGATAACATACTGGGAGACCTGATGGCGTGAAACTCTCGACCAACCTCACCCTGGGCGGCCAGCCTGCCAACCTCATCGACCACGATATCGTGCTGGATCTCTGCGCGGGCGGCCGTGCTGCACTGACCATCGAGGGGGGCGCCGATAAGGGGAAAACCCTGACCGTGGATCTCGGCTACAACGGCGAGCTGCGCCGCTGGTTTACCGGTTACGTGTATGACGTGCAACCCGCCAGCAATGGTGCCAGCAAGCTGCTGTGCCGCGAGCTGGCCGGTATTCTGGGCAGTGCCTTCCCGGTCAGCATCCAGCATGCAACCTTGCGCAGCCTGCTGGCATGGTTGAGCAACCAGACCAAACTCACCTTTTTGCTGCCAGATGGGGCCGACTACACCGACAAGCCGATCCCCAACTTCACCAGCGCCGGTACCGGCTATCAGCTGCTGAACAACGCGGGGCGCGCCTTTGCTGTGCCGGACTTCATCTGGCATCAGCAACCGGATGGCGCCATCTTCGTGGGCAGTCACGCCCACAGCAGATGGGCCGATCGGGCGGTAGAGCTGGATCCAGCTTTCTCCAGCCGCCAAGCAGGCAATACCTTCACCACGGCGCCGATCCCGGCTATGCGCCCGGGCGCACTCGTCAACGGCAAGCGGGTGGTGCGGGTGCGCCTCAAGGGCGACGAGATGACCCTCACCACGGCAACACCCGGCAAACCGGTGAAGTCGCCGGAACGGCGCAAGATGGAGGGGGAGTTCCCGGAGCTGGCCGACAATATGCACCTGCCCAAGTTAGGGCGGGTCGAGGCCATCAGCGACAGTGCGGCCGCCGGCCAGCTCAATGATCCGTTTCGCCCGCGCTATGCGGTGGACGTGCAACTGCTGGGTGAAGATGGCCAACCGGACAAGGCAACCCCACTCTATCGCGCCGTGCCGCTGCCGGTGATGTTCGGCGGACACGAGCAGGGGCTGCTGCAGTTCCCCATCGAGGGGACCATCGTCGAGCTGGGGTTTGCCTTCGGCCGCGCTGACAGGCCATTTATTCGCACCGTGCTGGGTACCGGCTGGCCACTGCCGGATATCGCCCCGGGCGAACAGCTCCAGCAGCAGCGGGCGGAAGTGTTCAGCCGTACCGACACCGTGGGCAACCAGAGCCGCCATACCGACCGCACTCAGCATGACAAGGCGATGCAGATGCACCGCGAGGCTGACGAATACCTGGGCGAGTTTGGCCAGCACCAGCTCACCACCCTGCAGCACAGCGTGGAGCAGATCGGGGCAATGAAGCGCATCGAGGCGCTCGGGGCCATCGAGCTGCTGGCAGGTGATGACATGGTGCTGGGGTGCCTGGGCAACATGAGCCAGACCGCTGCGGGGGATATGGTGGAGGTGATTGGGCAACTGCGGCGCAGTGTGGCCGGTGAGCTCCAGCACTACGATGCACCCCGTTCGTGGATGGGTACCGAAGGCGTGAACATATTCCGCCTGTTGCTACAACTGATGAACGTGGTGGAGCAGCTGGCCGCCTCTGCTGCTAACCATGATCACGGCGGCCCGCCACCTGTCCCACCATATGCCAACGCATTCAGCAGCCAGAGCAAGCAGGCCGGCCAGTTGGCCACCACCCTCTCGCCCATCATCGAATAGGGATACACAGATGATCTCACTCACCATCAATCAGAGCTCCATGCTCAACGTGCTGGAGCGTCTGGATGCGGCGTCGCTACCACCTGCGAAACGCCGGCGCATCACCCAGCAGATAGGCCGCGAGGTGGCCAAAGTGAACCGCCAGCGCATCCGTGCCGGCAAAGCACCGGATGGGACAAAGTGGGCACCCACCAAGAGCAAACGCAAGCACAAGCAGCTCGCGGGCCTCTCCAAGCGTCTGCGCTCTCGCGGTACCGAGGATGCGGCCATCATCGACTTTGACTCCCGCTTTGCGGGGATGATCGCCAACCAGAACCACCAGGGGATGTCACAGCCATTCACTGCAGCGCCGCCCAAGCCAGCACAACCGAGGAAGTCAGAACAGGGCAAGAAGAAGGAACCCTTCAAGCCAACAGATAGCCCTTGCACCCGTAGCCAGGCACAGCGTCTGCGGGCGCTGGGGTACAAGGTGCTGTCAGACCGGGGCGCTCGCCGCCGCTACCGCAAACCCTCCCTCAAGTGGATACGGGAACACGTCAGTGTTACCCGGGCTGCCATCCTGATCAGGACCACCACTGGAGAGACCAGGAAGAACCGCTGGACGGTAGAGACTCCCGCCCGCCCCATGCTCCCCCAGGCCAACAACGACGAACTGCTGGCCATCGCCGCCAAGGCATTCAAGAAGATGGGATGGGGCGCCGGCCAGTAA